GTTCATGATGAAACTCAGTCCGCTGTCCGCAACCACATCGCTGAGAGAGCGGCTGTCATCTGGGCTGAATCTGTGACCCAAGCAGGGGTCTGCCTCGGATACCGCCTACCGCTTACCGGGTCCTCGGATCTGGGAGAGCATTGGGCTAGCACACACTAGCACCCCTAACCCAGGAGGGAAGGGATTGAATCATACGGACGTGTCAACTAGAGGGATGCGCTAATCCTCTGACAGGTAGTCAGACTAAGTGGTGTAGCGCCCGCTGCAACAGCGCTGCATACCGTAAGCGACATCCCAACAAGCGTAAGCGCTCCCTTCGTAGGGACAACCTACGTCGGCGGTATGGAATATCCACGCAAGACTATGACGCCCTCCTGGATTCTCAGGCGGGCCTTTGTGCTATATGCCGTTCGCCTTGTAGCAGGGGTCAGGCGCTGTCAGTGGACCACGACCATAAGCGCAGCACCATACGCGGGCTACTATGTAACGCATGTAACACCGCCATTGGTATCCTCAAGGAAGACCCGCGCATTCTACATTCAGCAGCGGCTTACTTGCTGCGACATAGACAGGAGGAGGACTAAATCAGAACGATTCTAATTGACGCTGACACACTGGTATACCAATGCGGGCAGCGTGCAGAAACACCGATACAGTGGGATGGCCCCCTGTGGACTTATCACGCTGACCTAGACCTCGCCATCCGTGACCTAGATCGGACCGTAGAGAAGATCCGGAGTCAGCTTGACGGTGATCGGGTCGTCATGGTTCTGTCGGATTATGAACTGGAGAACTGGCGTAAGGCCGTCTATCCAGATTACAAATCCAACCGGACAGAGAAGCGTCGCCCGATTCTGTGGTCTCCGCTTCGTGACTACATCCAAGATGTAGCGTTGGACGTAGGAGACATGTGGACGTGTGAAGCGTGGCCCGGTCTGGAGGGTGATGATGTCCTCGGCATCCTCATGACTCAGCCCTTCACCATGTGGGAAGACGGAGAGGAGCGCGTCTGTGTCTCGATTGACAAAGACTTGCTCACCATCCCCGGACTGCATGCCAACTATCTCCAAGCTTTCAATGCCAACGAGCATCTCAGTGAATGGCTTCACGAACAGACAGAGGAAGAAGCAGACCGGTTCCATCTCCTCCAGTCTGTCGCGGGAGACATGGTGGACGGCTACTCCGGATGTCCGGGGATCGGGATGGTGCGCGCTCAGAAGATTCTAGACGCGGGACAGGTCCTCGAATCCCACCTACACACCTTCCAGCGAGGCGCGCGAAAGGGAGACACTGAACTTAGGTGGGCTCCAGGACGCGACGGCACCCCGTGGGAGGTAGTGGTCTCCATCTACGAATCCGCCGGTCTCACGGAAGCTGAGGCCCTGATGAACGCCCGAGTGGCTAGGATCTGCCGCGCGGAAGACTATGACTTTGTCAAACAGGAGGTGATCCTTTGGACTCCGACGGCCCTTTGATTTGTCCGGTCGATGACGCAGCGTGTGTTGCGGGATGTAATGACGGACCCTATGGATTCGACCCGTGTCCTCCGCGTCCAAAGGTAGAGGCAGGTACGTCAGAGCTAGTGACGACCTTCGACTCAGGCGCCACCCGAGACCTGTCCACGGACAAACTCGACTACGAAGGCTTCCTAAGCCCGCTCGCCGTACAGCGTTTCGCCGAGTACATGCACAAGCATCGCTACCAGAAGGACGGGACGCTGCGGGACTCCGACAACTGGCAGAAGGGGATCCCCCTCGAAGCCTACATGAAGTCCAAGTTCCGGCACGACATCGAGCTTTGGGCCATGCATCGGGGATGTGCCGTCGTGCGCCCTGAGGATCCGGAGTATGTAGAGGACATTGAGGATACTCTATGCGCCATCCTTTTCAACGTTCAAGGATATCTACACGAGATCCTGAAATCCAAGATGCAGGAGGTTACAATCAGTGAGAGGTAACATCTACCTAGCTGGCCCTATGACGGGGTACGAAGAATACAACTTCCCGGCTTTCAATGACCGGGCCACGTACCTCGAAGGTCTGGGGTGGGCGGTACACAGCCCCGCAGCTTCCTTCAACGGTCGCGTCGACCTAGACTACAAGCTCTACATGCGCGCCGCGATCATGCTTCTTCTTCAATCAGATGCTATTGCGTTGATGGTTGGATGGGAGTGGAGCAAGGGCGCGCGTATGGAGGCCCTGATTGCTCAGCGTCTTGGCGTGGATTTCTATTGCGCTAAGACGGGCCGTGAGTTGGACGTGGCTGAACTGGACCTAGGGGACATCAATGTGGGTTATCGCAATCCACATGCTAGCAATGTCGATCTCATTGACTCCCTTGTTCCGCTGGCGCAGGAATTGGCGGAAGGGAATGTCAGAGGGATTACCGTCACGGACCTCCGGAAGGAAGGCCTCCGTCGCGATATCCTCTCAGGCGATGAGACTCCGAGTCAGTTATCAGCACTCGGTCACGTCATGCGGCGTGCCGATCTGATCCACTTCAACACGACTCGCCGAAGTGACCTAGATGTCACTCACGGTGTCAGGCAGACCGTTTGGTTTCAGGATCTGTCTTCCGCCCAGAGCCGTAACTAAGACCAAGGATACCCCTGGGGCTCTGCCCTGGGGGTTTCTTTTCCCCTCCCGTAGGGAACCCCCCTACTAACCTGGCCCATCGTCATGAGTCGTCGTAAACGAAACCGACTGCCTGTTACTCAGGAGCTTCTTGAGGGTCTGGAAACACTCTTTCCGGACCGCCTCCCGAGCGAGCCGCCGTCAAGCCTAGAGATCGCACGCTTGGTAGGTCAGCAGCAGGTGATCCGTAAGCTCAGGGATGAGTTCGAGAAACAATACGAGGAACATGTGCGCTCCTGATAGTCAGAGTAACGGCAACGTTGAGACTCCCGACCAGATGCGGCGACGCCTTCAACGTGAGCGAGAGGAGAGCTTTCGTGAACGGAGGTCAGAAGAATCCTCGACGGCTGCGGTTGAAGAGAGACAGCAGCTACTAGACTTGGCTCCCCCTCCTCCCTCCCCCTTTGCGGTCTTCGGACCTCGGATCGGAGTGGAGAATATCTCGGATGTGAGTCCCGGAGAACGTGGGCGCCGGGTTTCTGTATCTGACCTGAAGATTGGCCTCACCGGAAGTGAGACGCTAAACACTCAGGGGTCCGAGCCTAATCCGCGCAGGCCCTACACCGACAGCCTCCTTATTAAGAGCAAGGGGTCCGAGCCTAATCCGCGCAGGCCCTACACCGACAACCTCCTCATTAAGAGCAAGGGGTCCGCTCCAAATCCGCGCAGGGGCTACACCAACACCATCCTCATTTAAGAGCAAGGCTTAACACCAATGGCCGATCTTCAGCGTCCTCAGACTGACACGGCTCACGGTCGCTATGAGCACCTGAGAACGGCCCGTCTACCTTATCTCCGTAGGGCCAGGGAGGGTGCCGAGCTTACGCTTCCGTACTTGTTCCCTCCTGAGGGGGCCACCGGGGAGACCGACCTAGATACTCCGTTCCAGGAGCTAGGCGCTAGAGGAGTCAACAACCTAGCTTCAAAGCTCCTCCTTGCCCTCTTCCCGCCGAACACTCCCTTCTTTGAGTTGACGGTTGACGACTTCGCTTTGGAGGAGTTGGCCGCCAACACAGATTCGGAGGATGCGCGTGCTGAGTTTGACGCAGCGCTCGCCAAGATGGCCCGCACGGTGTCCGATCGGATCGACAAGGCGTCCATCCGTAACAAGATATTCGAGGGCCTCAAGAACCTCCTAGTCGGCGGAAACGTCCTCATGGAGGTTCTCCCGAGCGACAAGGTGCGGATGCACCCGCTGGACAACTACGTCTGCAAGCGGGACGGGGAAGGTACTCCGGTGGAGATCATTCTCCTCCAGACCCTCACCCGCCAGACCGTTCCGGAGCGTGTGAAGGAGCTACTCGATCCCCCGTCCGACAGCGACGCCGGGGATGAGGCTGTCGCTCTATACACCTGGATTCGACGCGACGGGAAAATGTGGAAGGTCCACCAAGAAGTTGGTGAAGACGCCCGCATGGTTCCCAAGTCGGAAGGGACGTACCCTCTTGATGAGTCTGCCTTCGTTCCCCTTCGCCTCATTGAGGTCGACGGTGAGGACTACGGTAGGTCCTACGTTGAGGAGTACCTGGGCGGCCTGACCAGCCTGGAGCGTAACACCAAGTCCATCGTTGAGTTCTCCTCAGAAGCTGCCCGTATCGTGTATGGCGTAGATGACGGGGGGCTGACAGATGCGGATGAGTTCGCGGAGGCTTCGACCGGCGACGTGATCGACGGTAACATGGAGAAGGACGTTACCACACATCGCCTGGACAAGGCTGCGGACTTCCAAATTACTGACGCGGTGTCGATTAGGATGGAGAAGAGGCTGGAACATGTCTTCCTTCTCATGTCCTCGATCCAGCGCGACGGTGAACGTGTGACGGCAGAGGAGATCCGAAGGCTCGCGTCGGAGATTGAGGAGGCCCTTGGGGGCGTCTATAGTCTCCTAGCAGGTGAGCTTCAGGAGCCCCTCGCTCGACGCCTCATGAAGCAGATGGCTGACCGGAAAGAACTTCCGCGTCTGCCGGATGATTCGGTCGACCTCAAGGTCGTTACTGGTGTCGCAGCACTTGGCAGAAACCATGATCTATTGGCTTTGGATGAGTTTGTGTCCGGAGTTCTACAGGTTGCGGGTCCTGAGGCTGTGGCTGACTACATCAACCTCGAAGGCTACTTCAAGCGCCGCGCCGCCGCGCTCAATATTTCCGTTGACGGCATGATCCGTTCGGACAAAGAGGTCCAGCAGATGCAGCAGCAGCGGCAGATGGCTGAGGCGCTCAAGCAATCAGGACCGGCGGCAGTCGGATACCTAGATAATCGGGCTGCGGAAGCGGCTCAACAGCAACCCCAGGAGTAAACATGGCAAACAAACGCGTCACGCGCGGCACGGAGAATATTCCCTCTGAGGCTACTAGTAAGGGCGGGATGAACGAGAGCACTCCTGCACAGCAGCGGGAGCGTGCTGATGAGCGCCTTCAGCGCGCCCACAAGGAGCTAGACAGTGGCCCTAAGATTGGCGAGATGGGGGAGTATCTTCCAGCCGCGTATCTTAAGACCCGCACGGTTGTTGAGAACAAGGTCGCTAAGAAGATCACTTTGACTGTCATTGACCGATGACGGTTAAGGTCCAGAACACCCCTGAGGATTCAGACGATCCGGGCAAGGCTCCGGATAATACTGAGGACGACAAGTCTACGGATGGTGGGGACGACCAGCGTCCTGAGGGAGAATCCCGACCGGAAGGGCTCCCGGAGAAGTTCAAGTCTTGGGAGGACATGGCTAAAGCCTACGGCGAGCTTGAGACTAAGCTGAGTCAAGGTGCTTCTTCGGATGATGACGGTGATGATGACGCTTCTGGGGGAGAAGATGACGCGGGCGCCGCAGCCGCTACTAAGGCAGGCTTCGACTACGCGGAGCTTCAGAAGGAGCTTCTAGCCAATGACGGGAAGCTGACTGACGAGAGCTACGGTAAGTTTGAAGAGGCTGGATTCTCTCGTGAGGTGGTCAACCAGTTCATCGCAGGGCAGCAGGCGCTTGGTGAGCGGCTTGGTACCAAGATGGCCAGCATTGTCGGAGGCCAAGAGGCTCTAGATAAGATGCTAGGTTGGGCCACTACTGGACTGACTGAAGCTGAGATCGCCGCCTTCAACGCTGCTATGGGATCTAACAATGAGGCGACGATGGCTCAGGCCGTGCGCGCTTTGAAGAGTTCTTACGTGGAGGCCGAAGGCAATGATCCAGATTTGATCCGAGACAGTAACGCTCGTGACCCCGGTGTGAAGCCTTTCCGATCCACTGAGGAGATGGTAGAGGCCATGTCGGATCGTCGCTACAAGACCGATGAGGCCTACAGGGCTGACGTGGCTAAGAGGATGGCGGTCTCCTAACCTCCAAGTAATACCTCCCCCCTCATCCCTTCGCGGGTGAGGTGCTCCTGTGTCGTATGGCGCGGGACGCTTATAACCCCCTGTCCGGCTGTCCCCCGTTAATGAGGTTTCCTCCTGGCCTCTGGGGGGCACCCGGCAGGCTTTTCCCTAACGCGGCGTAGAGCAGTGGTAGCTCGCCAGGCTCATAACCTGGAGGTCGTCGGTTCGACTCCGACCGTCGCTATGCTCCAAAGCACATCAGGCAAATGAGAGGCCTTCTTAGGTCCTCAAGCCTATCCCCTATAACACCTGAAAGAACCCCTGTGGCCCTCTGAGGAGGATAACCCTGGCGGCGAAGTAAGGAGCCAGGGGAAGGGACAGCACATCCCTTCTTTTCCTTTGGAGCACACCACATGTCCAACATGATCGTCTCGTTTGGCGGTCAGGCTGACGGTGCAGGCGCCGAAGATGCTCTCTTCCTGAAGGTTTTCTCTGGAGAGGTTCTCACCGCATTCCGCGAGAAGAACCGCTTCCTGAGCCGCCATATGGTTCGGAGCATCAAGAGCGGTAAGTCCGCTCAGTTCCCCGCGACGTGGAAGGCCAACGCCTCTTACCACACGCCGGGTACTCGCCTCACCGGACAGCAGATCAACAGCAACGAGCGGACCATCGTCATTGACGATCTGCTCACTTCCGATGTCTTCATCTACAACCTCGATGAGGCCAAGAGCCACTACGACTACCGTAGCGAGTATAGCTACCAGGTTGGAGCGGCCCTGGCGCGACAGTTCGATGAGAACGTTGCCCAGGTTGGGTGCCTCGCCGCGCGTGCCAGCGCTACCGTCTCCGGTGGAAGCGGTGGGTCGCAGGTTACGAATGTTGATGAGACTTCCGCATCTGAGCTTATTGCCGCTGCCTTTGAGGCCGCGCAGAAGCTCGATGAGAAGGACGTTCCGGAAGAGGACCGTTTCCTGTT